CCGTCTACTTCGTAATAATGTTTCATAATATGATTTGAATTAATGTTACTGTTATTAATACTATGAATGCTATTTTAATAGCTTTAAACATAGCTTCTTCACTTTTAGGGTTACGACCCTGATTTGATCTGTATTGTCTTTTTTTCATCTTTATTTCTATTAAATGATTTAATTCTTTTTGTCTTATTTAAGTTGTGTAAAAACTTTGATCTGTTATAATTCATAAGGAAGTATAAAATGATTATACGCTTGATGAAGTATATCTACAGTTGCAAATAAAAATATAATTGCAAAGGTTAAGCAGAATAATACAATGCAAAAGCAAATTAAACTACTTGAAAAAAATCTAATAAATTTTATAAGTTCTTGTTGTTCCATTTTGTTAAGTTAAAAAGGGAGCTGTTACACCCCCATTGTTATTAAAGATTTATAAAAAGTCCATTATTGTAAATGTCTAATGCTTCTTTAATTGACCAACAAGGAGTTGACATTAAGCCAAAATCCCCACCATTTTCAAAACATACATTTTTTTTATTATTAACTATTAATGCATATTTAGGTGGATTATCTGTGTCATCTAAAAATCCCCAATAAGGTAAATTTAATTGAATTGTACAATAACCTTGTGCTTCCAGTTGTTTTTTTGAGTTAACTTTCTCTAAATTAATTTTGCTCATTTTGTTCTGTTTATATAACTGCTTCATTGCAATTATACAGCTAATATAATACAATATATTTAATTAACAAAATATTTAATAAGTTATTTATATCCAGCCTTTATTATCAGCTTTATAGAACCTACCATCTTTATAAGTAACCCATACTTGTATTTTATATAAGTTCCATAATTTCTTACTATATCTTCTTGAGTTAGGTTCAAATATCAACATAAACGTATGTTCTGTTTCTGCTAATTCAATTTGTTCTTCTGTTAACTTCATATATGCAATATACAAAATAAATAACAAATCTGTTAATAAAGTTTATTCGTATTCAATAATATCACATTCTCTACAGTAGTAGTAGTCTTTATTATCTTTGCCTGAATATATAGTCATTGTCTGTTTGCATTTTTTACATTCCATCATTGTATATAGTATTTGCCCCTGTTAGGATTCTGTAGCTGGTAGCTAACTGACATTCTAATTGCATCAATCAAATGATTAAATTTATCAATTGGTGTTTTAGATTTCTTCTCAAGCCAACTATAGTTGTTTAGTTCTTTTATTAAGTTTATTGAATCTTCTGTAATTACAAGATCATAATCTTGCATAAGAGCAATTCCAAAGGTAACTGACCCAGCTCCTTTAATTGCTTCTACAATATTACACCCACGTTGTTTTAGCTCATAAATTAGACGTTTTTCTGCACTATCGCCTACTATTAAACTATCTTTTGCGTGTTTTAAATTAAGCCTTGCTATCTCACTTGTTGTTAATGTTTTTAGAAAAAAGCATTCTTCTAAATATATTATTTTATTAGCTGTATCTATACTTGTTTTTACAAGGGTGTTTTCGTCTGATGCAAATCCATAATCTTGACCATATACAGGAACTCCTACTTCCTTAAACCTACCTATTGACCAGTTAGTAAATATAACGCCTTCTGCTTTGTTTAAGAATGAGCCAAGAAGCTGATGTTTGTATTTTTCTGGTCTACGTTTCTTTATGTTCTCTATTTGGTTTAAATAACTTTCTGATAAATTTTTAAGATTATCTAAATAGGTTGTGTGTATGTATGTAACATTGTCTTTAGTTGTGTTTATACTTTCTTGTACTCCTTTATCTTCAAAGAATCTTTTATAGATCCAATGTTCTTTAGTTGTAGGATTTAAGATTAGTATTACCCTATTGTGTTTGCCTAATTGTCTTACTGATAAATCTATCTTGTCAAATGTATCTTCATTAGTTAGTTCTTCTGCTTCATCTAATACAAATGTTGTAACGCCTTGTAATGACTTTAGATTAGCTGTTTGATCTCCACTTGATGTTTTTATCCCTTTGAATATTATCTTGCTTCCAGAACGCTTATTTCTTATTTCATCTTTTGTTATATGAAAGTCATCATACTTTTTAAGCATCTCTATTTTCTCAATAAATTCAGGAATAATAGAAATATAAGTAGAAGATAAAGTATAACGAGTAAATAGAATAGTATGTCCAGCTTCATAAGTAAGAAGAACTAATAAGAGGTTTACAGAAAAAGATTTACCAGATCCACGACCACCTGTAACAATAAAGTACCTCCCATCTGATTCAGCAATAGGAGAATACTTTTTATTTATTTCAATCACTTAAACTTAATTAAGTCTTTGAAGTTTATGTTCAAGCCTTCACTTGAAGTTATATCTACTGATTCTTTAGGTTTGCCATATCTATATCCAAAGTATAAATTCATAGCTCTTGAATCTCCTTTTAATATTTGTTTACCTAAAGTCTTTATAACTTCGTCATTGTCTATTAATGAATCTAATTTTTCAATTAGTTTTAATTCATCTGCTTTTTTAGGTCTACCTGCACCTTCTCTTGCTCCTCCATTGTTTTTACGATTATCCATAATATGTTTTTTAAATTGTTCTAAAGCGTCTTTGCTTATTCCATTTAACAGTTCTGCATTCTCCTAATATATTTAATCTTGAAACCTTATTGTTATAATTGTTTCTTTCTTCATTAAGTTGACTGTTTCCATTTTTAGAATCCATATTGAAATATTATTGTTTATTCAATTTATATATATAACGTAATTTTTTACTTAATTTATTCAGTACCAGATATTATATCTTTTTTTGGTCTGTCTTGTAGAATACTAAATCCTAATAATAAATAGTTAATAGCGTCTGCATATCTACTTTCTATTGGTTCTGCTTGTGGCATATTAGGATCTCCTGCGTGTGTTAATATTGCTTGTATATGTTTATTAAAGAATACTGCCCATACTTCCATAGGTTCAATGCCTATGCTTTCTGCTGTAGATTTAAAGTTGTTTAGAATGTCTATATTCTTTTGTGTGTATTCAGGTTGTTTAGCTTCCATTATCTCTTGACATTTATCAAGTAGATATTTTTTTGTTTCTTTAAATTCTTGTTGGTTCATAATTCTGTATTGCTTTTTTTATGTATTCGTATAACTCTAATATTGATAAGGCTTCATCAAGTTGTAGTTCTATAGTATCAAAATCTATATTATTATCTTTTTCAATATCATTTTCTAATTCTCTAATGAATCTTTTTTGTTCCCAGATTTTAGATTGAACTTTAAGTAATGCTTGATCTTTTGTTCTATTCTCCTGCATAAGCTGTTGTGCTATCTCTATATTGCCATTCCCAACCTTTTATAAGTAGTTCAATTCTTTTTAATGCTTCTTCTTCTAAATGTTTAGGTATTTTATTAACTAAATTTAATATAGGATTTTCTTTTAATTCTTTTATTTCATCTTCAAGTTCTTTGCATTTTACTTCTAAATAGTTTTCTCTATTCACTCCTTTTAGATTCATACTTGTTTTAAGTATAATCATTTCTTCTATCTCTTGCATTTTTTTATTTGTCTTTTTATATATGTCATAATTTTTTAATGACCATATAACAGTAGCGTGATTGATAGACGTTCCTGATTCTCTAAAGTAGTGTGCTATTTCTGTAAGACCCATATTTAATTTGTTCTTTAGTATGTAAAACAATAATGATCTCATTTCTACTATTTCACGTTTTCTTGATCTTTCAAATACATTTATTCCTGATAGTTGTATTATTTTTTCTGCTACTTCATTTTGTACAAAGTAATAATCTTGTACTTCTATTCCTTGTTTATTCATTTCTTAATTTTAAAAGGTTATAACATTCTGTGTATTTCTGTCTTGCTTTGCCTTTGTATTGTTCTTTAAATAATTCGTATAGTTTTTTTGTGTATTGGTATTTTGTGGTGCAATCTTTGTAATAGTTTTCTGCAAACTTTTTACCTTTGCCTTTAAAATAGTTTACATTGTCTGCAGTATCTCCTACTATCATTTGTTCATAGAAGTTATATAATGCTTCATCTTCGCTTATGTCTAATACTACCCTATGCTTGTAGTGATAGTTATACATTAAGCAAGGAAACTGTTTGTAGTCTTTATCTATGCTTACTATCATTACTTCGTTTCTTCCTATGTCTTTGCTTATGTTATACCAATATCTCGCAACCAGATCGTCTGTTTCTATTCCAAAACCAAATATACTATTGTATGTTTCTTTAACGTACTGGTGCATATCGTGAAGTAATGGTGGCAATTCTTGTTTCTTTCTGTTTGCTTTATATACAGGTGTAATTAGTTTTCTAAAGTTTCCTTTGCTTCCATTAAATGTAATGACTTTATCTATTTCGTATTGTTCTTCCAGATCATTTACAATCTTCATAAACTGTTCGTCAAACTTAACTATGGAATCTTCTAATTCCCTATAGTAAGGATCTTGATTTTCTTCGTCTTTTGTTCTGTAACAACTGGCAAAGATTAAGCTGTCTGCATCAACTAATAAAATCATTTTGATTTAATCTTTTTTAATAAAATTACCTTCAAGATCAATAACAGTATAATTGTGTTCTATTAAAATCTTAATAGCATCATTTATTGTTTTGGATTTTTCTCTAATTCTGTAGTGTTCAAATATTGAACTTTCAAATGCGTTTGGTTCGTGTGCCATATTGTTTTTTGTTTTAAAGATACATCAAACAAATGTAATTAACAAAAAAATTAATAAACTAATTTAAATTGATTCTTGTGGCTTGGTTTTCTTTTAGCAAGTAAACAGGTTTAAGTAACCTTTTTTTAGTCCATAGTGTAGTATCGGGGCAATACATTTCTTTTGGTTTTGGAAGTTCTATAGTGTTTAACCAATATAAAAAGTTTCCTTTGGGATCATTAACAAAATAAAGTTTGACTACTTCTTTATCCATTTTCATTAAAGAATCATATTTTGATTTCTCTAACATTTTATCTTCATAATATTTATTACGAAACTTCATTTCAATTACACAAGGATTTCCTTTGCGTGTAAAACCACAAGCATCATAATGTTTGTAACCATCTCCAGTCCATTCTAAATTCCAGCCATCAAAGTTTAAGAATTTAACAACAGTTTGTTCAAGTTTTTTAATTGTATTAATTCCCATTATCCCAAATGACATTTAGTTCTTTTATCCATTTATTAATTATTTTTGGATTACAGGTGCAGGGATGGTGTAGTGGATGTTTGTAATAGGTTGAGTGCAGTTGACATACCAATTCAAATTCTTTACGGTTAATTGTTGATCTTTTTGAAAGCCTAAATTCTTCCCATTGTTTAAAATCATAATCAGTAAATTTTACCATCTATTTATTTTTATTTCATTGAACTTTTTTCTTCTCTTATCACAATTACATTTAGTTCCACGAATCTTATGGTATTTATCTACAATAAACTTAATGCCTGTATATTTTGTGAAGTAATATATTAAATCTCCTAATCTCATAATAATTCTTTTATATTATTTAATTTATTGTTTTTTATAAAATAACCATCTGTTTTAAGTAAAAATTTAGTTCCATTATTTCTTAATCTTTCTGTTCCTTTAGGAATAAAATCTGATCTTTCTAATAATTGACTTTTTGTAACCCAACCACATATTTGTAATATATTTTTTCTTTTATTAATAGAATTAAAAATATAAATTTCACAATCAAAATTCTTTTGAAATGCTATTAAATGATGAACATAATCATCTTTCATATTTACATTTCTTCCCATTGTTTTAACATCTGTTTTATTTTCATTATATATAAAATCATAACCACCATCAAAACCATTTATAAACTTATGTTCTATATTGAATAATTTCTTTGTTAATACTTCTCCAATTAAACCTACTAATTGATTTTCTTTGTTTCCATTAGCAGAATGTCTATTACCCATATTATTTTTTTGTAGATAATTCCAACATTTTAATTTTAGATCTTTTGGAATATTAATATTCATAATAGTTTTTTTAGTTTCTGTACAACTTTTTTATAAGTATTATATAATGAGTAATAAGGTATTCCAGATTTTCTTGAAAGTTCTGCTATTGATTCTCCTCCTTCTATTATTTGAAATATCTTTTTATCATACCAATACATATTATTTAATTCGTTTTGTATTTCAGAATATACTTGATCATAATCTTGACAATCAAAGTCTGACAAATGATCTCTTACATTCTCCAGCTCTATCATTTTTACTTTAGCTTCTTTACGTTTTAAATCTAAAAACAATGTTTTAAGTGTTTTAAATATATAATAGTAATTATAATCTGTTTTACCAAAATCAATATTCAAACCATTCTTTATTTTCTTATCTATTTTAATATACATTTCTTGAACAATATCTTCTGACGTTTCTTTGTTACAACCAAAGGAACATACAATGTCAATCCAAACTTGATGTTTATTAAATATATCCGATAAGCAATTCTTCATAGTTATTTAGTTTGTTAGTGGATCATATAAATCCCCTACTATTTCAGGTAGTCCTATTTCATTTACCTTAAAACTAAATGTTTCGAATGAATAACCCCTACTACGTTTGCACTTAACGGTTATCCAATCTTTGTTTACTGTATTTGCTTGAAGTTGTATTTGTGTTTCTGCTTTTTTTTCTAAAAAAGAACCAAGATGTCCTGTAGGTTTGTCTGAACCAAAGTTAGAATGAATCACACACATAATATGAATATTATATTTTGCTGACCATTCCATAAGTTTTTGCACACAAGCATTAGATTCTTCTAAATTATTTACATCTGAAACCAGATCTGCGATTCCATCTAAAATTAAAAGTCCTGCGTTTTCAACTTTGTGTTCTAAACAATATTCTATAAATTCTATTCTTTGTTTATAGCCTATTGATCTTAATCCAAATGTATGATAATTTTTTGAATAATCCACACTATTCATATCTAAAACCTTTTTAAACACCTTTTGGCAATGCCATTTGCCCTGTTCAGTGTCTATGTGTATAAGGTCTTTGTTTTTTCTATGTCCTCTTAAACCACCTCCAAAATGATTCTTATTGCCTAAATAGATTGATGCTAATAATGATACTAAAAATGTTTTCTTTGTTTTTGGTGGTGCTTGTATAAAACTAAAATTACCATAAGTTCCTAACGGAATAGGTAATAGTAAATCTTTGTTCTTTGTTTTAAGTAATGTTTCTCCAAGTGATAAAGCAACTGGAGGATAATCAATAGATTCGTTAGGATCTACTTTACAATCTTCTTCAATAGATTGCATTATAAGGAATTGTTCTGTTTGTTGTTCGTCCAGTCTTAATTGCATTTACATAAATATATAAAAAAAAGGGGTGTATTAGACCCCTCTTAAAAAAAAATGTTTTTTAATATTAAAATGGTAGGTCGTTAGATACAGCTGGTGTGTTTACTGTTTCTTCTTTTTCAGCTAATTTAATAATGTCATTAGTCCATACTACTTTACCATTACCAAGATAGTTTCTTTGTACTTTAGCTTCACGTTCTTCTTTAGTTTGTGAATCCATTATAGCTACGTTGTTTCCGTATCTTGTTTCATCATTTAAAGATATTGTAAGGTTATAGTAAACTGCACCGTCTTTACCTTTAATGAATTTTTCTTTAGGTAGTTTATCTACTCTAATACTTGCATTGATAATTGCACTCATAATTTATTGATTTTTAATTTTAGTTAATAATTCTTCTTTTGTAGTTTTCTTTTTTTCAGGCTGTTTAAATGAATCAGATTCATCTTCTCCTTTGATTCCTAACGCATAAAAACCTGTTAGCTTTAAAACAATTCTCGATAAAGCTCTTTTTTCTGCAATTTCTGTTACATACCAAGTGTTTGTATTTCCATCTTTATAATTTGCACCTTTTAAAGCAGAACCAAATGTTTGCATAGATTTATCATTTAATTGTCCAAAGGCTTGTATTACTGCAAAATTAGGTTCAGATTTAATACTTTCATATTCAACTTTAATTTTTTCTTTTGCTTCGATTTTTTCTATACCTTCTCTTGTGATAATTGTAAAACTTTTATTACCTATTTCTTTAGTAAAAAAATGTTCTTTAGATAATTCATATTTATAATAAAGTTCTGTTAATTTTTCTTTGTTCATAATGTAATTCTGTTTTTTTGTGATACTTCTAATTTTGCTTCTAAAACATCTTTTGCTTCTAAAGTAAATTGTAAATTAGATTTTAAGACTTTGTTTTCTTGATTACTAAATTCTAATTGTTTTTTAAGTTTTTGGTTTTCTTCTTCTTTAGCTTTAATGAAGTTTTGATAGAAACCTACTTGAACATAATGTTCCTGATAAGATATTGTTCGTTCCATATAATTGTATTTGTTTTACACAAAATTAACAATTTATTTAATAACTACCAAAAAAAAAAGGAGCTAATTTA